TTGGAATTACCATGCTACGGTGCCATAGACAAGCTGTGGGGTTCGAAGACTGTTTATAAGCATTGTTCGCTGAAAGAGATGGCTAACGGCTTCGTTGAGAAATTTGGCGAATTCTCTTGTCCGGTCGCGGTAGGGCTGGATGCGAGCAGATTTGATCAACATGTGTCTAAACAAGCATTGTTGTTTGAGCATTCTGTCTACAATTCAGTGTACCATAGTGATGAATTATGGTCACTGTTAAAACGACAGCTTGTAAATAACTGCTTTGCTCGTGGTGACTTATATGACATAAGGTATAGAGCTTATGGTAGAATGTCAGGCGACATGAACACCTCATTGGGAAACGTCATAATCATGACTTCCATGCTTCTTGATTGGAAAATAAGAAACAAATTAGAGTTTACTCTGGTTAACAATGGGGATGATAGTGTTGCTGTCATGGAATCAAAAGACTTGGAACGCTTTCTGTCGTGCTTTGATGAGTTTTGGAACCTCTATGGTTTCAACATGGTGGCTGAAGAGCCTGTGTATTCAATAGAGCATGTCGAGTTTTGCCAGATGAAACCAGTTAAACTGGATTCTGGCTGGATGATGGTTAGAAAACCAACAAGCGTTTTCAAGGATATGGTTGCGATTTCTACCAAGGGCGTAGTGAAATACGACAATTATCTTTGTGATGTCGGATTGTGCGGATTGTCACTCTATTCAGACTGCCCAATACTGGGGCAGTTTTACTTTGCATTGTCCAAGCTTGGTAAGCCTTCCGGAGACCTAGAATCCGGATTGTCTTACTGGGCCAAGAGGACTAATGAAGTAGATTACTGGAAAGAGGTCGTCATTCCGAGAGACTACTCCTTAATTGCTTTACAATCGTATTGCAAGAGCTTTAACCTTGATCCCCATGTCGTCTCCTCTTTTGAGGAGCTTGTTGCATCTGATTTGCACGCCGCAGTCGATATGCTGTCTCAGTTATGTAATGACTAAATTACGTACTGTGAATAATGCTAGCTCCGCAATGAGCCAATCTAAACTAATGAAGGAACAACCTGTGTTCCACAATACTGGGCATGCTGCTCAGTCTCGCTACGTTGCAGCCCTCACTAATCCGTGGGCTGCACCTCCCGTCCCCATCCCAGATTCATTTCTGGAGGCCAATGTGGCTAAGGTGGCTAAGGAGATAATTGTCCAAGATGCTACAAATCTCTATCTAAATTTTGTTAAGTATGTAGATTCCCCTACTGGGAATTACAAGTTGGAAGTCCTTGCTACCAATTCTGTTGGTGCAGAGCTTCACCGGAGCACTTACGACAGTGCTGTCGGCACTCGACTTGTAGCAGCTGGGATTTGCTTCGAAGACTCCCGGAATATTACTGACATCTCGGGACTTGTGACGTATTCTCATAACAGCGCTGCTGTTAAGGGTGGTGTTTATGAGCCCGTCTACCGGGATGTCAAAACTGAACGCAATAACGGAACTGGCTCTATGCGCTATACTCCGAAACGGCGTCAGGCTCTGGACTTTGAAGGCACCGTGAGCGAACAACTCAGATTAGATTTTTCTGAGCCGTTTCGTGGTGTTGTTAGAATTGCTGCCATTGCTGAATTTGATGGCAGTGTTGGATTTACCGAAACCCTCACTAGCAACACCGATTTTGTATTGACTAATGTCATGCAGAATTATCACGCTGGACAATTCGCTGACACTCCTCTCCCAGATGTGGACGTTCACGTTCACCCTTCTCACACTTCAATTGAGAAGTCGGGATCAAGTATTTTCAACACAATTTGGCACGCCGCATCTCATTTCGTATCTCAGGCAGCTGGTTGGGCAAATAAACACCCAGCTGCTACTGTGAACGGCTTGAAGATGTTAGGTGCGAGGATGCCTTACATCGGTTCACTGTTGGCTCTGTCTTCAGTGGGGGTGTCCTCAACTACTGCAGCCATTGAGGCTCCCAGTAGCGTGCCTTTACTCGGGTGGTATTGAGCTTATGCGAATATTCTTTGCTAAGCTCAAAACAACATTCGGGTCTTGTTTTTGTAAGTATGAGGAGAGTTCAGCACCCTTGCCCCCAGGGACCACTGAAAATTCAGTGTGAAGAAGTTCGCCGCTTCTTCTGGGAAAGTAGCTTGACACCTATCCCTTACAACTCGACCTACGTCGAGTCTATAGGGGGGGAACTTATCCCCGGGTCATCCCGGGGAGACGATGTCCGTACTCTTTCTGGGCCCATTGGCACAAAGACAGTAACATCTACTCTTGGTGGTAACCAGGGTTTGGTGTCTGTCTCGACGCTGATGGGTTGAGAGTATGGCTTGCCCTACAGCAGCCTGGTGTGAAGTCTCGGTCTGGGGACCGAGCAATTCCTGCGTATTCTACGTGGGCGATCTATTTCAAAGCACTACATCACGGTGCAAAGAGGTAGTGGAAACTGACAAACAAATAAGGATTGGAGTAGCAGGCCTCGCCCGTAACTGTGTAAATCTCCAGCGCAGTCCGTAT